TTTCAATGTAGCGTTTAGCCCATCCGGTAATGCCATTGCCGTAGTGCACTCTACCACGCCGTTTGTTTCCGCGTACCCTTGGAGCGTTTCTGGCTTTGGCACTAAGTTCGCCAACCCAGCAACTCTGCCTACGAATACTGGTCTTTGCGCAGTGTTTGCCCCCGCTGGCGATGCCCTTGTCATATCGCACTCTACCACGCCGTTTGTTTCCGCATACCCGTGGAGTGGCTCTGGTTTCGGCACTAAGTTTGCTAACCCAGCGACTCTACCTACGGGTAATGGCAACGGGGTTGCATTTAACGCCGCTGGCAACACTGTTGTTGTAGCACATAGTACTACACCCTTTGTTTCCGCGTACCCGTGGAGTGGCTCTGGTTTCGGCACTAAATTCGCGGACCCAGCTACACTTCCTGCGGGTAATGGAAACGCCGTAGCGTTTAACCCGTCCGGTAACGCCGTTGCCGTAGCGCACGATACTACCCCGTTTGTCTCTGTGTACCCTTGGAGTGGCGGCGGCTTTGGCACTAAGTTCGCCAACCCAGCCACATTGCCTACTGGTGCGGGTACTGGCGTAGTGTTTAGCCCTGCTGGCGATGCCCTCGCTATAGCAAACCAAGGTTCACCGTATATTGATGCGTACCCTTGGAGCGTTTCTGGCTTCGGCACTAGATTCGCCAATCCAGCAACTCTGCCTACAAATGTCGCGGAAAGCGTAGCATTTAATCCTGCCGGGAATGCCATTGCTGTGGGGCATAATGCCTCGCCCTTTGTCTCTGCGTACCCGTGGAGTGGTTCTGGTTTTGGCGCTAAATTCACTGATCCATCAACGCTGCCTACGGGTACTGGCAACGGCGTAGCGTTCACCCTCAACCCATAATAGGCTCCACCCATGAAATACGAACAACTCCCAACTGAATACAAATACGACACCCTTGCGGATGCTATGTACGCCCGTGAGGTTGAGTATTTTCATTACGATTTTGACCGTAAGAACTTCGAGCACCTGCTGGCAAACGCCACAGACAATGAGTTCGCGGCGAACGTGGCTGAGCGTCTGGACTCCACCCGCAAACAGATGGGTAACGTCGAGGCTGTTGTTGAGGCATTGAAGGCACAGATCGACGACGCGGACGCATACGCAGCAGCTGTTGAGCGCGTAACAGCAAAACGCAAAGCAAAGGAAGCAGAGGGATGAACCTGTTTTACGTCCAAGCCAATGGCGACACATTCGTCCGGCATATCCATGATGTTGAGCCAACGCGCTGGGACGAAGATAACTTCTGCCGCGTGGCGAAACTGACGCCTGAGCAGCTTGAGCATTTTGGCGTACACCAACTGAAGCTGGTGACACCGCCCTATTATGATCCAGCCACGCAGACCCGCGAGCATGGACCGGCGTTGCTGATCGATGGCGTCTGGACACAGAACTATATCGTATCGGACCTCGACGCAGACGCATCAGCGGAAAAGGTCGGCGCACAGTGGACTGTGATCCGCGCAGAGCGTAACAAGCTACTGGCAAACACAGACTGGTGGGTAACGAAAGCCACAGAGACAGCCGCGACCATTAGCGCGGAGCAGCACGCATATCGCCAAGCCTTGCGCGACATAACAGATCAAGCTAACCCGTTTAATATTGCGTGGCCTGAGCTGCCATCAGCCGGAGAGTAAGACATGGTAACTCTTTCAAGCATCCTTCCTCCAGTAAACCTATCTACGACTTCAGGAACATTACCTGTTGGTAACGGCGGAACAGGCGCGACTACGCTGACTGGCGTGGTCAAGGGCAACGGTACTTCAGCAATGACGGCTGGAACAGTAACTGTTGCAGAAGGCGGAACAGGCGCGACTACGCTGACCGCCAATAACGTTCTTCTCGGTAATGGCACTGGCGCGCTTCAAACCGTAGCCCCGGGTACTGCTGGGAATGCCCTTGTCAGCAATGGCACATCTTGGATCTCGCAGGCTGCTGCGTCTGCGAGTGTACAGGAATTTTCGTCATCCGGGACATGGACGAAACCGAGTGGCGCTAACTTCGTGCTTGTGGAAGTATGGGGTGCTGGCGGCGGTGGTGGGCGTCCTACTGCTGGCTCGACTAACCCTGCTGGTGCCGGGGGCGGCGGTGGGGCGTATGCCTACAAATGGTTTTTAGCGTCTGCGCTAGATGCCACTGTGTCAGTTGCTATTGGCGCGGGTGGCACTGGTGCCACCGGCAATGGTAACAGGGGGATTAACGGAGGTACGTCATCTTTCGGTAATATCGTTTATGGCTATGGTGGCGCTGGCGGGTACGGGAATGCTACAGTTGCGACTGTTCAAAATGGCGGTGGAGGAGGGGGTGCTCAACAGGCTGCTACTGCCATTAGGGGTGGTGGCCCGAATATATCAGATTTTCTTGCAGGTAGTAATATACCCGCCCAGATTTCTGGTGGAGGGTCTGGCGCTCTTACGGTTAGTGCAGCCACTCAAGTTGAGGGTTCGTCCTCTACTTTTGGCGGCGGCGGGGGTGGTGGTTCCGCGACTGGCTCGACTGCAGTATCTAATGGTGGTGGCGGCTCGTCAGTCTATGGCGGCGGCGGCGGTGGCGGTGGCGGGCGCAGTACGGCGGGTGGCAGTGCTGCTGGCCAAATAGCTACCCGGGGCGGAGGCCCACTTGCAACGGCCATATCAGACTCTGTGGCTACCTTTTTTGGTGCCTGTGGCGGCGGTCAGCCACCTAACTACGGACTTACCGTTACGCCAGAGGCTTTTCTGGGTGGCGGCGGTGGTCAGCCTACCCTTGCCTCCGCCTCTGTAATCCCATTAGATATAGCTGTTAATGGCTCTCAGACCGTAATCCTATCGCAAGTTACAAACAACGGATTTACCTATGCCATTCTGCTTGTAAGTAGTGACGGCTTAGCTACTTATACTCCGTATTTTACGGGCAGGTGGGCGCAGAATGCCATCGGCGGCATTGTTTTTGATGGTAGTAAGTATGTTATTGCCGCGCTTCCAAATCAAGCACCATTCACAGTTTCAAATCCTATAAAGTTTTTTAAGAGTATATATTCTACAACTGACTTTATAAACTTTACTGAACACTCTCTTTCTGGTTTGTCAGGAGTAGTTGGGAACACGCAAATTAACCCTACGTTTATGTTTAAGTATATAAACGGAATATATTTTCTTGGCGCTTCTAATGATTTATATTATTCTTCCGACCTTAACAGCTGGACTAAAGCTAATGTTGCTGGTGGAACAAGTGTAAACATAACAAGTATTGTTTACGATGGAACTTTTTACTACGCATTGCGGCAAAATGGAGTTGTATATAGGTCATCTAACCTTTCGTCTTGGACGTCTTATGCAACAGGCGCTGCTGGTGATCAGCAGGGTATAGCCGCATCACCGACAGTTGTAGTTGTTACCCCTAGCTCGGGCTCATCGCGCTACTCCACTGACCAAGGTGTAACGTGGTCGAACCTTCCTACTATACCTGCTGGCCAAGGGAGGCGGGTCGAGTATTTTGCAGCGACTGGCGACTGGCTGATGGTCACAAGCGGCGGTGCAATGTATTACACCACAACACCCACGACTAGCTGGACACTTTCCACTGTTTCGGGGGTGGCAAGTTCCTCTCCAATCGGATACAATGGCACTCGTTATATCCTTGGCAGCAATGGTAGCACAACAATCGCATCCTATACTAGTACGACGGCGGCAGGCACTTTTGCATCTCAGGCCTTCACAGCACCTTCGGTCGCTGCCACTCCCGGAGGCCCGGGCGGGATTGCTGGTGGTGGTGGTGGAGGCGCTGCTTCATCAACTACAACTACTAATGGCGGCGCAGGTGGCAACGGCTTCTGCCGCGTTTATACTTGGTAAGGATACTTATGCGGTACGCGATTCTTGATAACAACGTGGTTGTAAATATCATCGTATCTGACTCTGCCTTTGGTGAAGACTGGCTAGCTGATCCGACCTGTAATATCGGGGATGTGTGGGACGGTGAAAAATTCATAACTCCCGGATCGACAGAAGAAGAAATAGATAGTGAGTGGAGGATGCTGCGCTCAAGTAGGAATGTTTTGCTTTCTGCCTGCGACTGGACCCAGATTGCCGATGCCCCAGTGGACGACCTTGCGTGGGCAGTCTACCGCCAAGCCCTGCGCGACCTGCCATCAAACACTACTGATCCATTTAACCCCGTATGGCCGGAGATGCCCGCGTAATCATTCTGGGATAATAAAATGCTCGTACCCGTTAACGTCAAATCAGATCCCGGCATCAAGCG